AGTAGTTCCATTTATTAGGCGTGGAGGCAGTCAGGCTATACCTAGTGCTGTGCAATTTTTGATCGATGAAGACATTATCGATAAAAGCCAGAGAGTAGCGGCGGAAACAGCTATGAGACGCGAACGAAACGCGAGAGAAGAGAAGAAAGAAAATTCAACATTTTTTACAGATAAATAATATGACAGAACTAGCAAAAGCAGACCAGCCTAAACCTTCAGCGCTGGCAACTATGGCGCACAAATTCGACGTGGAGCCTAAACAACTTTTATCAACGCTCAAAGATACAGCATTTCGAGGCGCTACAGATTCGCAGATGATGGCGCTTTGTGTAGTCGCGAACGAGTACGGGCTTAACCCTTTCACGAAAGAGATTTATGCATTCCCTGATAAAAAGGGGGGCGGGATTATCCCGGTTATCGGTGTCGATGGTTGGTATTCAATCGTAAACTCTCACGCAGATTACAATGGTTGTGAATTCAGTCAGGAGCGTGACGGGCAAAACCTTATTTCGTTTACCTGTAAGATTCACCGGAAAAGCCGGGAGCATCCTACAGAGGTAACTGAATACCTGGAAGAATGTAAACGCAATTCTGACCCGTGGAATAAACAACCTACTCGGATGCTTAGGCACCGTTCCTTTGTTCAGTGCGCTCGTATCGCCTTCGGAATCTCTGCAACAGATCCAGAGGACGCGGCAAGGATGGAGGACTACGCAAAAGCGCGAGACGTAACGCCAACAGAGAGAGAGAATCCTTTCAAGGAGGCAATCGAGATAAAGGGATTCAACGAACTGTTTGAGGAAAGCGGCATACCTGAAGCTGTCCTTTTGATTGTCCTATCTGATTTTGGGATCTGTTTGCCCGAGACTACCGGGATCGATGCTCTATCAGACGATCAAAAGGGCCATGCGGCTACCGAGTGGGCTAAGATCGTTGTTGAATGTGGGAAGGGGGCGACAGTATGAATCACTTTCCAGACTGCGAAATATTCACCTGTCCTCAGCGCTCCGATGAGTGGTTTGACCTTCGTAAAGGAGTTCTCACAGCTTCAACCGTTGGGGCATGGCTACTCAAGAGCGATAAGACTAGCGGGAAAGCTAGGGAAAATGCTATTTGCAAAATCGTATCAGGAGCGGCGGGAGGCTGGGAACCGTCCAGCTTCGAGAATGAGGCAATGAAGCGAGGAACTGAGCTGGAGGAAGAAGCCGTAAAAGACTTCGAGAAGGCGACAGGCAAGGAAGTGCAAGAGGTTGGATTCTGTAAATCGATTCACGGGCGCTTCGGTTGCTCTCCCGATGGCTTGATTGTAGGAGAATCGAGCGGGCTGGAGGGCAAAGCGCCAATCGGCTCGACTCATATCAAGTATCGCAGAGCGGGAATCCTGCCAGATGAATACCGGTTTCAGGTTCATATGTCGATGGCAGTTACCGGAGCTAGTGACTGGCATTTTCAATCATATCACCCGGGACTCGCTCCCCTTCGCGTGATCGTGGAGCGGGATGACTTCACGGAGCAGGTATTCGCAGCGCTAAAAGAGTTCTCGCTACAGGCTGAGATTGCTTTGCGTGAGGAGTCGGCAGCATGGGAAAAGGCTTATGGAGAGGAGGCTAAATGCTAGAGGCAACCATTTCGATCAAACCCTTGTCCGTTAATAAAGCGTGGCAGGGGCGACGATTCAAAACACCAGCGTATAAGTCTTACGAGAAGGAACTCTTACTACGCCTTCAGGCTGGAGCGATACCGCAAGGAGAGTTATCAGTTTCTCTTGAATGGGGATTCTCAAACGCAGGAAGCGATATCGATAACCCTATTAAGCCAGTGCTAGATATCCTTCAGAAGAAATACGGATTCAACGATAGCAAAATCTACGATCTACAAATAAAAAAAACAGTAGTCGCTAAAGGCGATGACTACATAAAATTTAAGATCACCGAAAAACCTTAACAATAATTTGAGGTAGGCAGCGGCGCGTATAACACACACACCCTAACCCTGGGTATCATCGCCAACCGTTGCCACCTCACTACCTTTTTTAAAATTAATGAAATCACTAGTAATATTTACGCTCGTAATAGCGGTAGCCGGGATACTCACCAGTTTAGCTGGTTGCATGGCTGAGAAGCGGAGCAAGGAACGAGCGATAAAACGCGCTGAAGTGGCTGAGAGGCGAGCGCAGGCGAGAGACGCAATGTTCTACGCTCAGGAGGCCCAGTATGATCGCGATGCTATCGAGGCGTGGAAGCACGTTCAGGAGTTGAGGGCTAGTAAGGCTCAGGGGTGGGAAATTTCAGAGTAGCATCATGGCAGGAGATTGGATAAAACTTCACCGGAAAATGGAGGAATGGGAGTGGTATGACGATGCTAATACGTTTCGGGTATTCATGCACTTGCTCCTAAACGTGAACTGGAAAGAGGGTAAATGGAGGGGCGTAACTGTCCCTAGAGGGTCGCTGATTGCATCGCAATTAAAGATTTCGGAGGCTCTAAACCTGTCCAGACAGCAAATTCGCACTTCTTTCAGCAACCTCAGATCAACCACAGATATAACCACAGTTTCAACCAGGGGCGCAATGCTCGTAAACCTATGTAACTTCTCGCTTTATAACGATCTGGGAAAGGCGGAGCAACCACAGTTGCAACCACAGTTGCAACCACAGAGTAACCACAGAATAACCACTATAGAAGAAGAGAAGAAGATAAGAACGAAGAGAGAGAGAGAAGAAGAGGGCAGTTTCGAGCTTGAGGAAAAACCTTCAATTTCTCCCTTCGATGAATTCTGGAGCGCTTACCCGAAAAAGCTGAACAAGGCGAAAGCAAGAACGGCATTTGAAGCGGCTCAGAAAAAAGCTACCCCGGCGCTAATGCTCGAAGCGGTCAAGGCTCAGGCGAGCAGCGAGGATTGGAAGAAGGACGGCGGGCAATTCATTCCGCATCCTACGACTTGGCTGAATGGCGAACGGTGGAGCGATGAAAGAACAGCAGCAGTAGCAGAAAAAGAATACGTTTTTTAGATCATGGAAACCCAAGAAACCACAAAATTAGTAAATTGCGCAGGTTGTAACGCTGAGTTTATGGCCGCATTCGTCTCAGCTTCGCTCCTAAGCTACGATATAGGCTTTTCTGAGAGACATTGCCAAAATTGCAGGGAGAGGGCTGAGAAACGATCTGAGGGCCAAGGAGAGCATACTAAGAAATCGCGAGATTGGGACGATATTTGCCCTCCTTGTTATCAGAACTTCGATATTGACGCTCTGCCGGAGAAGTCCAGGCCGGTAGCTCATGAGGTCTTAAAGTGGGAATACGGCCCAAAAGGGATTGGCTTAATCGGTCCTTCACGGGGAGGTAAAACATTCATCCTGTCAGCGCTAGTCGGAAGGCTATACGAGGAGGGGAAAAGCGTTCACATTCCAACAAGTGTTGAATTCGCCTATGCGGTCGGATCTACTGGAGACTCCAGAGAGAAGATGATCGAGAAATGTAAGAGCGTCGATATTCTCTACATCGATGATATAGGCAAGGAGAAGATCACGGAGCGGGTCGAATCTGATCTCTATATGATCATCGAACACAGACGGCGATATTTCCGACCGATGTTTACTACCGTTAACTCTACCGGGGATGAGCTTGCAGCGAAGATGAGCGACGATGGTGGAAATCCGATTATCAACAGGCTGAAGATGGATCTATGCGAATTCGTAACCGTCTAAACGATGTTGGTTGATCGCAGTAAAAACGCAGTAATGTTACCGGCCGGGTATATTCAGCCGATACAGAGAACGTCCATGTCCAGACACCCCCGACCAATACCAGAAAATGAAAAAACAGATTGAGAATATCGATACGGCTGAAGAATACTACAACCCCGAAGATGAAGGGGGTTGTTCTGCGACTCCTTGTTCTGCGGTCGCGAGAATTTAGATTTACCTTCCCTATGAAACTCCAGGCACCAAAATCCAAAAACAACTACCGGGAAAGCATTGTTGAAACCGCGAAGGACGGAAAATGGAGAAGCGTCGAGGAACTGCGAGAAGATGCCGGGATACCTGACACCGCGAACTTAACTCGATTCCTGAAGAACCTGAAAGCTAAGCTTGTCATAGAGCGCAGCGAATACCGGTTGAGGATCACGAAAGAGAAAGGATCTGCGGGAAGGTTTCTATGGCGATTAGCAAGTAAGGATGAGGGAGATATTTATAAAGTGAACGCATGAGGTCTGCCACGACAGAGCGAGGAACGAGCGAGGGCGTTGGTCAGCACCGTCTTGTTCGCCATCTTGATTTATTCAGTGGGATAGGCGGATTCGCTCTAGCTGCACAATGGGCGGGATGGGAAACGATTGGATTCAGTGAAATAGAAGATTATGCAAAACGAGTTCTGGAACAGCGATGGCCTAAAGTGCCAAACCACGGAGACATCAGAAAAATGCGAGGAGTCGAATGCGATGTCCTTACGGGAGGATTCCCCTGTCAGCCCTACTCTGTCGCGGGGAAGCAAAGAGGAGATGAAGATGAACGGGACTTGTGGCCTCAGATGCTCCGAATCATCAAGGAGTCAAAGCCTACTTGGATCATTGGAGAAAACTCTCCTAACATCCGAACGCTGGCACTCGACAAGATCATCGCTGAACTGGAAGCGGAAGGCTTCGCCTGCCGGACATACGATATTCCAGCTTGCGGGGTCGGGGCATGGCACAAGCGATCCAGATACTGGATTGTGGCCCACTGCGAGTGTAACGACAACGGGAGGCCCGACAGTCCTAGGTGGTGGAGCGGGGAATCGAAAGAAGTTGCAGAGTTGGGGGTTGGCGAAAATGGCTACTGGAATAGTGAACCCGCAGTGGCTCGAATGGTTTATGGGATACCCAATCAATCACACCGATTGCGAGGACTTGGAAACGCCATCGTGCCCCAAGTAACTTACGAAATCATGAGGGCAATTTCTCTGGTAAACGATCAAATTTAGCCGCCCATGACCCCGAATCAAAACGATACTCCCGGCCACGCTGGAGACGCTGAGAAACCCGGATGCCGTGAAACACTCGGCGCGGGTCATGGGTTGGCTACAATGCCTTGTTGTGTGCCGGATTTGGTAGCCGCCCTACTGTTTTATGCCGATGGGAAAACATACGAAACGCCATCAAAAGGATTTGCGGCCCAATACGATCCAGAAAAAAGCCCGATTGAAGAGGATAAAGGAAAAAAAGCACGGTTTATATTGAAAAAGTGCTTGCACGAAATCAAATAAGCATTAATATATTCACACAATGAAAATGCTTGAAACAATGACCCGCCCCGAACTTGAAGTTGCTGCAATGTTTGATGCTTCTGAAAAGTTCCTCGAAAAAGGAATCGACGTAAACACAGGCAAAGGGCTGTCCGCACTGGAAAAAATGGATACGGAAACGATGCGCGAAACGATCCACGAATGGATCATCGAGGGCGACGAGTGCGCGGCATGAGCCACGGAGGAAAGCGCAAAGGAGCGGGGCGCAAGCCCCGCAATACTCCCCGCAAGACGATCAGCGTAAAGATCGAGCCGGAGCACGCGGAGAAGTTCCGAGCTATCTGCAAGGCTCGCGGCAATTCGCAATCTGAGCAACTCACCGAATTTATCAAACGTGCCCGCATTTAGGCACACAACACCAAAGAACAGGAGCGCAAAGCGTCTTCTGCTTCGACCTGTTCTAAGGATACCCCTTGATTTACGGCGACTATACGCAGTGTTTTAGATTGAATTATGAAAGAGAAAGCTGCGAAACTTAACCCCAAGCAAGAGAAGTTCTGCCAGCTTTATCATAAGAGCGGCAACGCGAGTCAGAGCTACAAGGACGCTGGCTATGGGTCTGAGAGTGATGAGGCTTGCCGTTCTAATGCCTCAAAATTGATAACGAAGGATAACGTAGAGGCTAGATTGAGAGAGTTAAGGGCGGAACAGGCCCAGAATTGCTCTCTAAGCCGTTCTGATATCGTTGAAAAGCTTTGCAATGTGATTACGGCGCTACCTGATGAAGCGGGCTTAGATAATCCCCTGTGCGAATTGAAG